ACTACATCAGCCAATAGATACATGAACGGGGGTACGGATACAGATCCCATTGTGGTAGCGAATGCGGTGCTTGCATCCTCCTGTGTCCTGATTTCACCGTTGATGACCTTCGAAATGGAACCTTCCATCAACTTGTCAACTGTCGTATCGATGGGTTTAATGATGAGGGGGATTGCAGCCAGTCCGACAAGTGTGGGTAAAAACGGTTGGTCATCACCCGCCATGTGAGCGGCCATGTTCACGATCACTCGAATGATTGAACCTGGCCAGAAAACTGAAGCGAGCATCTGCCATGTTAAGGTTTCCGTAGAGATTCGAAGGGTGTCAATGAGCTTGTCCTCCTCTTCGGCTGCATCAAACGCCTTCTGTCCCTTGTCAATCGTGTCGAACATGACATAAGACGCCGCGATACAATAGGATGCGGGAAGACCCCACTCGGGGAGATATGATGTAAAAGCTTCACCAAGCTCATTCGCGTACCCCATGTACCGTAGGGAAGTTTCACGGTAAGGGTCGACATTTTTATAAGCAGTGGAATATATTTTGAAACGTTTAGAATGTTTTATAGATGGTCTATATGCGGCTGTAGGTAATGTAATAGCATACATCTTACCGATGTGTAAAGGTCTTACACAAACTTTAAGTATCATATAGTTTTTCCAAAGCCACCTCAAGATTGTACAAACGTTTCTCGATCGCGTTTCGATACTTTTCACGAAATGTGTTTTCGACGTGAATGAATGACCTGGTCATACCATCTACATCTTCGTCATTTAATCCCAATGTTTCGAGTGTTTGCTCTTCTGGATCTAAATTACTTGATAAACAATAATGCTTCACGACCGCATCCTTAAGTTTTTTCGTCTTTCTTCTAAGTGGTTGCACCTGAGTCACCTCTTTTTGTAAAAACTCAATTTCACCCGTTATGTAATCCAAGTCAAGGCTGATAGCTTGATTCATGTAGAAATCATAAAAGTAATCATATACTTCACTCGTCGGACCTATCATTGGTATGTCAAAGTTTTCATAGTCGAAAAAGAACGTGGGATCATTACGTTTACTGTATACTTTCTTCAGGCGATTACAAATCTCTAAATAGTCCCCTTCTGGTAATTTATCAGAATTTCGATCAATCAATTGCATAACCTCTGACAATTCATCCATACTTATGTAGCCGTAAATCTTTTCGTCTAAGTTACTTAAAAATTTCTTCTGTCAATACAGAATGTACAAAACAACCTATGACAGAACGGAATGTCAAACTGGGATTGTACACATCGGATATGGTGCCTTTCACCGAGCACACCAGGCCGTGTACATAGATGATTACATGGAAAAAACTGGAGATCTTCGATGGGGTATCGTCGCCGTGAATCTCAGAAATGAGGGGTTCAGGGAAATCGATAACTATATCGTTAAGACCCCTCGTGAGTATAGACTTGTTCGGTCACACCTTGATTACATAGACTGGACAAAGAATAGAACCATCGCAAAACACATGCTCACTTTACCAAGTGTGCATCTCATAACTATTACGATCACAGAAAGCGGATACGCACCGGGTTCTCCTTTGTTTGAGTATCTTGCATGTGGACTTCGTAACCGTAAAAATCCAATCACCATCTTATGCTGTGACAACATTCGTCAGAATGGTATCACACTCGAAACACAGTTCCTTGCATATCTTTATCACACAAATCAACATGAGCTAGCTTCATGGATTCGCGAAAATGTCAAGTTCCCCTCGTGTATGGTGGATCGTATCACACCACGTTCTACGAACTCATTCTGTCAAGAAGTAGATAACATTTTTCCGGGATATGGTCAGACGGCCATACAAACGGAAGAGTATACACAATGGGTCATCGAGAACAACTTCGCGTCCGACTTCCCCGACCTGACTCAAGTTGGTGCAACCATAACGGACGATGTCGAACCCTATGAAGAGACGAAGATTCGTATTCTCAACGGTGGTCATACTTCACTCGCATATCTTGGAGCACTTTCCGGATACACGACGTTTGACCAAGTCATGAACGATGAAGCACACCGAAAACATTTCAAACGACTCCAAAATGACGAAATCATTCCTTCAATAGATATAAACGTGCCGTTTGATATACACGAATATATAGACACGGTCGAGGAACGTTTTTCAAGTGCGACTAACCACGACGATCTTGACCGGATTTGTATGGATGGATTTACCAAATTTCACACGTTCGTTGTGCCCTCTCTTCGAAAGTGTCTCGAACAAGGTAATAAACCCATAAACATTTACAGGGGTATTGCGGCGTGGTACATTTATTCGAGGCGATTCGCGAGGGGGTGTACAAAAATACGATACACAGAACCCAACTGGACCCTCCTCGAACCCCTCTTGCGAGATGGAGCTGTTGACGCATTTGTATCAAATGAACGATTATGGGGCGATATTCCAAAAGATTTCATTTCATTTACGAGAGACCTGAAAACTATCCTACTCTCACAAACATATGAACACGAAATTGACCTACTTGGTTAAAAAATTAAAGTTTATACTTTATAGGAATGGCCGGAAGGTCTGACATCGTCATAACTGGTATACAAGATGTCTTTTTAACGGGTCATCCACAAATATCGTATTTTTTGACACGATTTTCTAGATATACGAAATTTACTACACAAACCCTAGAAATGCCATTTAATGGAAATCCCACGCGAGGCCAAGAACTTTCATGTCAAGTGTCAACATCAGCCGGTGATATGATATCAAATATGACACTGAAAATATTTGTGGATAACGAAATAACATCAGATGTACACGATTCGTTTATAAGAGCAAACATCGATTACATAGACCTCTATATTGGGGGTCAGCATATAGATAGATTGACAACCGACTATATATCAATGTATCTCAAAATGAGATCGGTCGAGACGGATGATTTAAACATCCTATATAGAGACTCATATAACGTAAATTCGCATTTCTCACCTACTATACCCCTGTACTTGAATCTACCGTTCTATTTCTACAAACATCCACATCTCGCAATACCAGTGTGTGCAATGTATAAACATGGTTTAGAAGTGCGTGTGAAAATGAGAGAACCCAATGAATTTCAAACTGCCTATATGCCCGTAGACTATTCCGAAAACCTTAAAATCAAAAAGATTTCGTTAAATGTAGATTATCACCATCTAATGGAAGAAGAAAAGGCATTTTTTAAATCAAGGCCAATGGAATATATTATAACACAAAACCAACTAGCGAGGAAAATCATAAAATCCACAGACATTGACAAAGAACACTCTTTTATGTGTAACTTTAAAAACCCTGTGCGAGAGTTTATGTTCTTTCTTCAACACGATGCATGGAAAAAACTAACCAATAGATCCAATATATATGAAGAACTTGATTATGCGAATATGAAAATCAATAATGTAGAACTGTTTACTGGCAACCACAATGACTTATCGTCACATCAATTCTTAAATAAATACAGGTCACCAAGTGATATAGTAGAGGAAAATTTGATATGGCACAGGTCCTCCAATTATTATAATCAGACGTTCATTCCACTCAATGACATTTTGTCATTTGAGGCAGTTCGCAATTTACCCGGACCAGGTGGTTCAGATAAGACTACATTGGGATGGTTCAAGACCTTCAAAGTTAAAAATGGTCTATTCTACGTTTATCCACTCTGTATAGATCCCAATACACATGAACCAACTGGACATCTCAATATGAGTCGTATATCACATCAGAAATTCACGTTTAAGTTTAAAAAACCGAACCCCAATTCTATATATTCGATATGGAATAACCTCTACGGGTCTACTCTAAGTATGTACGCAGTAAACTACAACGTGCTTGTGTTCAATGATGGGTTATGTGGCTTAAAATATTAATGTTCTAATATATTAATGGCAGGTAGGCTAGATGTTGTAACATACGGTGAAAACGATAAATATCTAACGCTAAATCCCGAAGGAACGTTATTCCATAAACAGGTTACCAAACGCCCAAATTTCTCGATTAACTATACAGATCTTAATCCCAAAAGAGAAACTATCGGTTTTGGTAAAACGGTTAAATTCACTATACCACAAAATATAGGTGATCTACTTAAATCCGTAACCTTAGTCATTAAAGCCAGTGATATCCCAGATGAATGGAATTTGTATTATCAGGATGGAGCTGGTGTAGCTGTAATCGAATACGCGGACCTGATCATAGGAGGCACTGTCATTGAAAGATTGGATTCCAGTTACATCACCATACATAAGACTTATTTCAATAATTCTAGACAACAGGGGGGTATTGAAAATCTTACAGGGATAGTGCCACCATCTACATTCTCTAGTTGGTACGGTTGTAGAAAGACATTTTCTACGAAGCATACACAAAAGAAGTTTGATTTTCAAGTCGATCTCCCATTTCACTTCTATAATTCGACCGAATTATCTCTACCGT